GCCGTGATGCTGATGGCTGGCGTTGCGCCGCCAGATGAGACGATTGGCGCGGTGCCAGTGACACTCGTGACCGTGCCTGTGGTTGGCGTAGTCCACTGCGTGTTGTAGTCAGTGGCGTCAATCTTGGCGAGTATCTGTCCTGCGGTTCCGCCAGTTGGAACGCCAGCACCTGTAGCACCTGTCGCGCCTGTTGCTCCGGTTGCGCCAGTGGCGCCTGTAGTTCCGGTGTCGCCTTTCGCTCCTTGAGGGATCGTGAAGTCAAAGATTGCCGCGCTCGATGTGCCGCTGTTACTAACGCTGGCAGATGTTCCAGCTGCGCCAGTGGTAGTAGTACCAGCAGCAACCGTAGCGGCTGATCCTGTTGCGCCGGTAGAACCTGTTGCGCCTACCTCACCTGCTAGCGCAAAGTTCCATGAATTGTGAGTTCCTGATCCATTTGTTCGATCCACGGTGATGATCAGCGTTCCACCGCCGATATAGTTTGCCGTACCTTCCATATAGTACGTTGGCGTATCAGAATGAATAGCGCGCACTCGAACACCAGTGACAAACGCTCCAGCGTATGAGCCGACGAGCGTAAATGTTTTCAACCCAGAGCCGATTGTAATAGAGGATGTAGAAGTTACGCCGTTGTATCCAGCCCCAGTCGCACCTGTAGCACCGGTCGCACCCGTAGCACCCGTAGCACCTGTCGCACCAGTCGCGCCGGTTGATCCAGTAGTTCCCTGAATACCCTGCGGAATAGTGAAGTTTAGCACTGCGGAAGTAGACGTGCCTGAGTTGCTAACGGATGCGGAAGTACCAGCAGCACCTGTGGTGGTCGATCCGACAGCGACGCTAACGACGGTTGCGCCCGTTGCACCCTGTGGTCCTGTTGCGCTGACCTCAACGGCCTGCGTAACTGGATTCACCGTGACAGTCTGATTGTTTTGCGTGATTTCAACCGTTTGCTCGGTCTTGGTGACCGTTACGCTCACTTTGTAGCCTCCGGTGTGACCGTGAATGTGCCTTGAATCAGTCTGGTCACGACGGCAGAGCCAGATACGAGCTCGAGATCATATACGCCGGATTGAGGTGCGGTCAAGGCCGCTGTATCCGTCGCAGAAATAGTCAGAGTAATAGTGCCGGCTGCCCCACCGAGCGAAATGCGGCTGTTCTCGGTGGTAAGTGAAAGGATCGCAGCAGCTGCATCAAATGTCGCTCGCAACGACATGCGCGCTGTGTATCCTGTGAGATTGACAAGATTTCCTGAAGAATCTTTGTACGTCAACACGAGGTTCAGCGTAGCACCCTGCTCGATCGTGAGAGTATATAGACCTGCGCTCATGTTGTCTCCTTGTCGGTTAGTGCAGCTCCCCAGACCTCACTGGATCTGGGGAGCTGCGGTTTGCCTAATTACTTAGGCCGTCAACTAGGCGCGAACGCCCTTGATGACTTCGAGTGCGGTCGGCTGCGTTACTGCGATTGCAGTACGGCCGATTGCACGGTACGCGCTCTGGTCGGTCGCGAAACCAACCTGATCGCTGAACGCGAGCTCGATACCCTGTCGCTCGAGCACGATCACCTTGCTGGCATCGCCAACGTAGATGTTCGAGCAGTCGCTCGAGGTACCAACGGTGTTGGCAATCCCGATCTGCGACGTGAGGTAAACCGGCACGCCTGCGAGCAGAGCCTTTGGCCCATTGCTTCCTGGAAGTTGCCCACCGAAGACCGATGGAGCATTGTAGCCCTGGAAGTTGCTCACGATGTAGTTACCGGTCGTGTCCTTGATCTTCTGGAGCGTGTTGAGCGTGCGTGGGTGCATGATGAAGAATCCTGAACCCTGCTGTGGCTCAACATTCACGGCGCGAAGATTGTAAATCGCATCCATGATGTTGTCCAGAGTGACCGTGCCACCGTTGGTCGAGGCCGAGGAAGTTCCCGGAACTGGACCCGTGGTGGTTGAACCGTAAGCCGAGAAACCAGTGATGAAGTTACCGGTACCGGCACCTTCAAGATACTGTGCATCTTGATACAGCGCGACGTCTCGCATGAGCGTCTTCGTGATGAACTGACCCCATGCAGGATCAGCATCGGCGAGGAGCTCGTTCGAGAACACACGGTAGCCGTACTGCTTCTTGAGCGTGATGCTCTGCTGCGCGAAGGTCACATCCTGTCCGGAAAGTGAACCAGCCTCAGCTGTCGAAGCACCACCGGCGCGAACATCTTCGCGTGGGAGGTAGACGGTTGTACCAGTGCGCACTGGCATAACGGTGATTCCTGGAAGGTTGCGAACAACGATTCCTGGAACCAGCGCGTATGCGAAGGCTTCCTGCAGGTACTGTGGTGGAACGAGTGCGCCACCGGATCCCGTGGAACCTTCGGCCATGGCCTTAGCACTATTGACGAGGTCAGCGTGCTTCGACTCACCCATCGCTTCGAGCACCGTGATGGCCTCGTCGATGGTCTTTGGCCAAACGATCGAACGACCGCTCTCTAGGTCACCGTAACCGAATACCTCGGCTGCGGCCTGCGAGAAGTCCTTCTCGTATTCAGCGTTCTTGAAGTTACCCTTGAATGCGCCCTTCATGGCGATGCCTACCTTAGGAAGACCATAAGCACGCTTGTTGACGGAAACGGTCTTGACTGATGCCGGTCGATCCTCGTCCGCAACGGTGTTGACGGCCTTGACAGCCTCCGACACAGCGTCCTTGACGATATCCTTCACCGCATCGGCCGAGAGAAACTCTTCTGCCATTGTGTGACTCCTAACTTTATGTCCGCTACTTGCGGACAGACTTGATTGCCAGATCACGTGCAAGTGCACGCATCTGCTTCTTTACCTCGTCCGGATCTGCCGCTTTGCGCTCCGTAGTTGTTCCCGCCTTGATGGCGAGGCGAACTACAGGTTGAGCCGACTCATCCGTAATAGGATCTACATTGAAAGATTTGTTGTCACCTCTTGCATCAAAAGCATCTTGCAAATCTTCATGCATGTACGATAGTTCTTGCGAAAGATCGCTATCTTCCATCCTTCCAATTAGGCTACCGATCTCACTGATGTCTCGAGCTGTTTTTTCCATCTGAATAGAGGTGCCGGCCTCCCGTTCACTTGCACCATATTCGTGGCGAGAAATGATCTGATCAAGTTTATCTCTGATGATCACGGTAGTGCGTTTGTCTTCTGGGCTCGCGCCTTTAGCTCGAGCTGCAACAGAAGAGAAACCAGAGCGAGCATCTCGTGCTGCACTGGCTACAGCTGCGTGCCTATCGCCGCTAGCAAGTTTTTCCTGATCTGTCGAACTGCTGCCGCCGCCAGAACCAAACCGGCCACTACCGTCGCGTGCCTGATCCTCTGAATACTTTGCTGATTTGCTCATGTCCAATTCCAACTCTGGGGACTCGGCGGCCTCCTCTACTTCTGTCTGCTCGCCTCGCTCGTCGAGCGATGCGGACAGCTGCCATGCCCACTTCTTGTGCGCGTCCTGTCGCTCTGCGAGGAAGTTAGCGATACCTTGCTCGCCGGCCTCCGTCGCCATGTTGAAGCATGACAGGATCTTCATAAGCAGTACGCTGTTTGAAGCGTAGAGCTCTTCGCACAGATCTTCTGGGTTTACTGCGCCAGAAGCATTGTTCAGCGCAGGATCTGACGCGATATCGCGCAGATCGAACGGTGCAGTCGCGTTCAACTTGCGGATATTCTCTGCAAGTGGGTCGATCGAGCCGAATACGTCTTCATAAATCTCGCCGAACAGATCGTGGTACTGCTTAAAATCATCACCGACGACATTCCAGTGCGCTCCGTGTGACTCCAAATATAAGGCTACAACATCGGAGAGCAGGTCGCGAAGACCGTCAACGAGGCCGGCACCTTCGGCGTAGACCGTGTCTGCCTTCAATGATTTACTGAGATCGCGAACTATTCTTCCACCGTTGGCGGCTGCGTTGGCAGCAGCGGCAACATCATTAGTCGCAGATGCAAACGCATCATGACCATTGATGTATGCTTCCGTTGCAACTTCTTTTGCAAAATTTACGGCTTCGCGATACCTTTGGCTTGAAACTAATCTATTCAATTCCTGATGATAGGCTCGGTATTGTGGTGCTGCTTTTCCGGTTCCCCTAATCGAACGACGCATTGCATCAACTTTTTGCAAAGCAACCTGATCGTGAATTGTTCGACCGGATTGTCCCGCACTGCTACCACCACCGCCGCCGCCTCCAGAACCGAAACGACCGTGCTCATCGCGAGCCTGATCCTCGCTGTACTTTAGCACAGCAAGTTTCTCGGCTACGTATTCCACGGCCTCTACCGGCGCAGCTGTCTTCACAACATACGCATGTGGGTTCGCAGGATTCGGCGTAAGGCTCATTTCAACTACTGGCCACCGTAGAATCTCGCCGCTCTTGGACGATACTTTCACAAGATGCCCCATCGTCGCCGATGAAAGGCCGAGGCTGTCTGCGGAGATCAGCTCCTTGATTTCGTCGAGGTATTCTGCGCGTGCGTTGAGCTGCGCAGTAATCCATACACCCTTGTCGTCTACCTTCTTGACCGACCAGCGGCCAATGACATTCGTCTTGAGGGTATCGTCAAGGCCGTGCTGATACAGCAGTGGCCGATGGCCATCAGGAATCAGATCCCAAGCGAAGTCTGTCTTCGTGCTAAAGAACTGTCCATGCAGATCTTTACCGTTGACTGGCCCACCGAATGGGATGCCTACGCCTTCGATCTGAATCGTACCGTCATTGAGCGACTTGAACTTGAGGCTCATTCTTTATCTCCTGCTAGGCCGGCGTAGTTCTCCGTTGGAACTCCGTCGGTAATCTGCTGCGCGCTATAGCGTCGGCGAATACCAACCTCTAACGCTTCAATCTGATTCTTCGTTGCCGGCTGACCCGTCAAAGTGATCACATCGAGTGGTTCGCCAGCCAAGAAAGCCTTCACCGCATCGTGTTTGTACAAATCTGTCGGCAGAACGAGCGACATCACAGGGATGATCGGCTCGGCTTCTGGCGCATCTACTGGCTGCTCGACTGGGATTGGCTCAACCTGAGCCGGAGCAGGTGCAGTTTCCTGCGTCTGCGGAACAACCAGCGGCTTATCTCCCCACTCAACAGGGTTGCCGATAGAGAAATGTAGCCGTGCTTCGTTGATTGTAACGACGCCACGATCTAACATCGACTGCCACATTGTGCTTTGCTCCATCATCGAAGGCTTCAAAGCCTCGATGCCCGTGAGATCGAACTTCACGCAGAGTCGCTTGCCGGTCTTGTCGAACTCTGGCACTAACCAAGAGTCAAACACCGACGCAACCCAGTCCAGCTCGGCCGCATACCGTCGCCAGAAGATTTCTTCTGCGTCGCGTATGCTTCGGTAGACTCCTGCGCTTTCGTGATCTCCGAGCAGCGCGAGTGGGATGCCGAAGGCCGCGCTGATCGCCATGCGGCTGATCTTGCGTGCGTTGAGATATTGCGCATCAGCCTCGGACATACCGAGACTTTGCCACGTCATGCCTCCCGGAAGCACTGCAGTCTTGCCGGCATTCCGTGGACCACGCAGCGATTGAATCACGCGACGAATCGCACTCTGATCTTGTGGCGTGATGTCGCTGTCCTTCGGCACAACCCATACACCAGCCGGTACGCCATGATTGCGCAGCTGGTTATTGGTGTGTTCTGAGGCCATGCGCGACGTGCTGATCTCGTTG